CTTTGGTGAAGGTGTAGGTGAATCTGTCAGTGGAGACTTTGGTGAAGGCGTAGGTGAATCTGTTAGCGGAGACTTTGGTGAAGGCGTAGGTGAATCTGTTAGCGGAGACTTTGGTGAAGGCGTAGGTGAATCTGTTAGCGGAGACTTTGGTGAAGGTGATGGCGGAGGAGGAGATGGTGATGGCGGAGGTGATGGCGGGGGTGATGGCGGAGGTGATGGTGATGGTGACGCGGATACGGACACCGACACGGATGTGGACGATGATGTAGTAGTGAAGCCGCCTTATGTGCCAGTAGGACCAACCACGCCTAATACTAATATCTATCGTTCACAGTACCAAAACTACGCTGATCCATTGACAATGTTCAATGTAAGTAACTACGGTACTGATCCAGCAACCTCTGCCGGATATAACTATGCAACAGGCCGTCAAGGTATGGGCATTGATCAGCTAAACCAAAACCTGCGGGATATGGCTGATAGGCAGATGGCGCAGACTTACCCTAACGGATTGCCTAGAGGCGCAGATATGAATGCGGTATTGGCAGAAATGCGCAGAGTTGGATTAACTGCCACTGATTTGGAAAACGCCCGCTATGGACGTACAACCGGATTGAACACGCCGTTTAGCCAGTACAACAAAGTGGCACCAAATGAAAGTATGTTTGGAGGCTTGCTGCCCTCCAACTTTACTACGCCGTTTAGCACGCAAAGTCCTGAAAACAAAGCTAATCGTACATTTGGTGGTGGTATTGCAGAACTAATTAAGAGCTTACCTAAATGAACTTAACTATTCGCCACGTTGATACCAACCATGTCCAGCAGGTCTGGCCTGTGGTGAAGCCTTTTCTTGAAGAGGCTATGGTAAAAGGTGGTGACTTTCCGGATTGGGCAAAAGACTATACAGTTGACCATATCCAAAGCTTCTTAACTAACGGCGCTTGGCTACTTGTTGTGGCTGTAGATGAGGAGGGTACTGTGCATGGTGCTGCCGCCCTATCATTTATAAATTACCCAATACATAGAGTGGCGTTTGTGACGGCAATTGGCGGCAAACTTATTTCAAGCCAAGAGACTTTTGAGCAGTTTAAAGCCTTGTTAAAAATGCGTGGCGCAACGAAAATACAGGGGTATGGGCGAGATGCAATCGTTCGCCTCTGGAAACGCTATAACTTTGAACCTAGAAATACCCTTGTTGAGGTACTAATATGAGCTATTCACGCCGACAACTTTACGCCATGGGTGAGCCCCTTGGTGATTCCGCTACTCGCAAAGAAGGCGGTCGCATTATTTATGGCGGCGGCGGTGGTGGCCCAACAACCTCGACAACTAATACATCCAACATTCCTGACTGGCTACGTCCTCAGGTTGAGACTGTTCTTGCTGGTTCTATGGAGGAGTTGTTTAATACCAAAGCTGCCATAGATCCGGAGACTGGTAAGCCCATGCTTAATGAAGCTGGCCAACCGGTAAAGAATGTTACGGGCGTTAAAACTGATGCGTTCAAACCGTATAGCACTGATCCAAGAAATTATGTAGCCGGCTTTAGTCCGTTGCAACAACAAGTCCAGTACAACGCTGCCAACTTGCAGATGCCTGGTCAGTACAATCAAGCTACAGGACTTACTGGTCTTAGTGGTATGGGTGCGCTTGGTACTGCTCAGCAAGCTCAGAATGTGGGCGGCGATTACCTGCGCGCAACAAGCAACGTATACAACCCTCAAACTGGTGGATACGATGCAAGCAATTCCGTTGGCTCGTTCATGTCGCCTTACATGCAAAATGTAGTTGATGTTCAGAATCAAGCGGCACAACGTCAAGCGGATATTGCTAGAACACAACGTCAGGCGCAAGCAACCAGAGCAGGTGCTTTTGGTGGTAGCCGTCAGGCCATTGAAAATGCTGAAGCTAATCGTTCATTGCAATCTATGATGAACAACAATCAGTTGCAAGGACAGCAGGCCGCTTATCAAGGTGCTTTGCAAAATATGCAGTACGGCGCTGGTTTGGGAATGCAAGGTATTGGTGCAGCGCAGCAAGGTTATGGCATGGCAGGTCAAGCCGGTGCCAGTTTGGCTGGTATTGGTGGTCAGCAGTTGGCCGCGCAGCAAGGCATCCTTGGATTACAACAGCAAGTCGGTGGCCAGCAACAAGCTCAGGAACAGCAGATTATCAATCAGGCTATCCAGAACTACGCCAACCAACAACAAGCTCCTATGCAGGCTTACAACCAGTACAACGCTTTGTTGCGTGGTTACGCCGTACCTGGCATGACAACCACACAGTACCAAGCTGCGCCTAGTATGACTTCGCAAATTGCAGGTTTGGGTACTGCTGCGGCTGGTGCTTACGGCTTGATGAAGAAAAAGGGTGGAGCCATTAAGGAGCCCAAAGGCCGAGGGATTGACTCCCTTGGTTTACGCAACGCTTTGAATGCGGGGAAATAATGTACAACGGCATCGCTCAAAATATCATTAATGATCCCGGTAGCTATTCTATCGAGATGCTAACTAAGGGCGTGGAGAACGGCACTGTTCCCGCCTACATCGGCATTCCACTGATCGAGCAAAAGACTCAAGAGTTGAATAAGAGCAAAGCCTTGATGGGCGGCATGGAACAGGGTCAGCCGCCAATTGCTCAGGAAGTTTTGGATAAGGCTCAGATGGCCACTGGCTTGGACGAACTTTCTAGTGGTCTGCCCGCTGAAGGCTTTGCACCTGGGGGCATTGTTGCTTTTGCCGATGGCGGTGAAGCCGAAGAAGATGAGTTTGACATGGGTAAAGATGAGCGGCAACTGTTTGATATGTTGCGCCGCCGTCTTGCTTCTAACAATGAATATGAAGAGATGGCCGGTCTTGGTGCTTTGCCAGTTGGCATTTCTAAAGCAGTAGAAACTAAGCGTGAAGTTTCTTCTAAGGTCGGCAACCAACCTAAGCAGACCAAGAGTGAAGGCATTACCCAGCTTACCAAAGAGGGTACTCCACATGGTGATCTGATTAACAAGATCATGATGAAGGAGAGTGGCGGTCGCCGTTTTGACAAGAATGGCAATCTTTTAGAAGGCCCGCAGACCAAGTATGGGACTGCCAAGGGTGAGATGCAGGTTCTGGATTCTACTGCCCGTGATCCTGGTTATGGCATTCGTCCTGCTCGTCCAAATGACCCTGATGACCTAGCCCGTGTGGGTCGTGAGTACTTTGGAAAGATGTTGGATAAGTACCGTGATCCTAAGTTGGCGGCTATTGCTTACAACTGGGGTCCTGGCAATACAGACAAATGGCTAATGGCTGGAGCTGATCCGGCTAAGTTGCCACGTGAGACGCAAAAGTATTCTGCTGACATGGCTGGTGGTGGCCCCGTTCACTTCCAAAGCGGCGGCATTTCTGACATCTTCAATATGTCCAAAGAAGAGGTTGCCGACTTTATGCGCCGCAAGTTGCGTATGGAGCAGGCGCGCGATGCGTTCTCCAAGGTGCCAGTTGCGGCTCCTGCGGCGGCGGCTGAAGCGGTTAAGCCATTATCTTTCATGGAATATCTGAAGCAAGGTGCAAGCAAGATACGTCCAGGCATTGGTGGTATGGGTGTTGGTCTGCCTGCCTTATTACGCTCTGGTGATCTGAATGAGGGCGAAGATGCTGAGTTGGAGCGCCGCCGTAAGATGCCTATGACGCTTGGCACCGGCCCTGCTCCTGCGGCAAACAAACCTGCTTCTGCGGCAAACAAACCTGCTCCTGCCGCCATGTCTCCGGCTGATGTTCAGCAAGAGATCCAGCGCCTGAAGAATCGCCCTCCTATGGAGATGCCTGCTGATGAAGTTCCAGAACAGGTTGCTGCCGCACCTGAAGCGCCTGCAACCGTTGATCCGATGGGCAACTATCTTGGTGAGTATGCTGCGTACCTTAAGGATCAAAAAGAAGCGATAGCTAAAGACAAGGAGCAGAATAAATATCTGGCTCTCTTGCAGGCTGGTCTTGGCATCATGGGCGGTACGTCGCCGTATGCCGGTGCAAACATTGGCCAAGGTGCGGGCCAAGGTGTGGCCGCTTATTTGGCTGGACAGAAGCAGTCATCTGCCGATACTCGTGCACTCCAGCAAGGTATGTTAGGGCTTACTCGTGCGGAACTTTACGACAAGATGCATGCAGCAGATCTTGCGCAGAAGAAAGAGTCAAAGGCTGAGTCACTCAAAGTTAGCTCTGCCCGCCAACAAGCATCTGAGTTTGAAGGGCTGAATAAGCAACTCACAGCAATTGAAGCGCAAATTGGTAGATCTGTTGATGCGGGTGGTAAGTTGGCCGCACTTAGCGCATTGCAAATGAAGCCAGATGAAATAGCCGCTGAACGTCAACGAATAATTAATGAAATATTAGCGGGAGATTCACCGGCAGCTCGTCGCTATAGAGCAATTACTAAATCAATTAATAAGAAGCTTGGCGTTGATTTTGAGGAGCCAAGTAGTGGCGCAAGTGGCGTTTTGACTTATGATCGTAATACGAAAACGCTGCGTTAAGGATTGCCATGCCTATTGTCAATGTGCCGGGTGTTGGTCAGGTTAGATTTCCTGACGATATGTCCCAAGAGGACATCATCAATGCAATTGAAAACGATATTCTTAAGAAGCCAGAGCCAGGTTTTATAGATCGTTCTAAGCAGGCTTTTAAGACTGGTTTGGAGCAGATTCCTGAAAGCTTGGCTGGTATTGAGCTGGGTGGCAGAGCCGCCCTAGGTCAGAAGGAAGAGGCAAGCCGTCAGGCCGCAGCCATCCGTGCGCAAGAGCAACAGCAAAAGCCTATTACTCCCATTACCTACGAAGAGCTAGAGAAGACTTACGGCAAAGACGGGGCCATTGAAGTCCTAAAGAAACTGCCGGCTTATATCTCTGAGCAGATCTTGCAGAGTGCGCCTAGCATGGCCGTGCCGTTGGCTGCCGCTGCCGCTGTAACGCCATTCACTACGCCACTTGGTGGTTTGCTTGCCGGTATTGGTACATACGGCACCCAACAATTTGGCCAGTTCATGCGCCGTCAAGCCCAAGAAGGAGCAACTGGTGAGACGTTAGCACCAGGAAAAGCGGCGGCTGTTGCTGCGGCTACGGCTCCTATTGGCTTCTTTGCTGACAAGTTCTTAATTGGACTGGGCAAGTTTCCACCTAAGATTCTTGGCAGTGAGGCGTTGGCTGAGTTGGCTAAGCGTACCGGTCAATCATTGCCAGGTCGCATTACCACTGGTGCTACCTTAGGTGTTATTGCTGAGGCTCCTACCGAGGTCTTGGAGCAGATGGCTGAGCGCTATCAGGCCGGTCTTCCACTAGATACAGAAGACGCCTACAGAGAATACAAAGAAGCATTTGCTGGTGCTGCCGCTGTCGGCGGTGTCGGTGGTGCTACGGCTAGGGCGCTGGGTGGCCAACCTGCTTTGCCTAAACCCGAAGAGGAATCTAAGGGTTTACCCACCCCAATGGAAACATTACCATTGCCTATTTTTTCAGCACCTCCGCAAGGAATGGATGCTAATCGTGCTTTGGCGATGAGAGAAGAAGCTATCCAAGCTGACGAACAAAGACGCTTGGCACAGCAGATGGCAGAAGAACAACGCATGGCTGATTCTCAAGAGCGTGCTCGCTCTATGCAGGGATTTGCTACGCCTGCTGGTGGTAACTTGCAGATGATGGGTCAGGTTCGTGCTGATCAACAAGCCGCCGTTAAACAGCAACAACGTGAACAGGTTGCGGCTGAGAAGGCTCGCCAGAAACAGATTCAAGATCAGATTAAAGAGATTGAGAATACTACGTACAGCAATGATCCTGTTGCAAACCAGATCATGAAGCAACGTATGCTGGATCAGTTTGCCGAGCAGCAACCACAAGGTCAGGTTATTGAAGAAACGCCTGCTGAGGTCACGCCTGCTAAGTCTACTGCTATGAGTCAGATGGCTGGCTTTGCAAGTCCCGCCACAACTAATCAGGAAATGCTTGGTGCCACTCGTAAGCGTCAGGCTGATGAGATTAAGGCGACAGAGACAGCTAAGAAGAAGCGTATCAAAGAGATTCAGAATACTGTCTATAGTCCCGACCCTTTAGCCAATGAGCTTGCCAAGCGTAAGATTTTGGAGCAAGAAGGATTGGTTGAGGTTGGTAAGCAAGAAGCTCAAACTGAAGAAGAGGCGCCTCCGGTTGAGGAGAATTTAGAACCGCCATCAGGCCCAGTGGCTTATGAGAACATCCCAGGTCAGAAGGCTAAAGCTCCAATAGACCAAGAGACTAAAGAAGAAGACCGCTTAAATATCAAAGCTCTTAAAGAACAAGAGAAAGAGATCCGCAGTCAGATCTTTCAAGCCAAGCGTAGTGGTACGAACCTGCGTAGGATCTTGGCTGGCCGTCTTGATCAGGCTGAGTTATCTGAGTTTGGCGACAAGAACAGTGATGCAGACAAGAAGCTGATCAGCAATACTGGCGGCGCCAGTTTAGATGACATTGTTTCCGATGGCTTGCTCAATGAGTTTTTGCCAATCGAGTTACATCGTGGCACAGATATTGAAATGAATGAAGTGGCGGAAGAGACTGCCGATAAATCATTCCGTGCGACCGAGTACATCCGTGATCTGTTGCGCACAAACCAGAACATGCCGTACCAAAGTCAGCAGATCATTCGTGAAGCTAACTTGCGACATGATGAGGTGCTGAGACTTATTGATAGATATTTATCTACAGAAGAAATTAATATTCTTATACAGGAGGCTATAGATGAGCAAGCAAGAATTGATCAGGCTGCTGGAGAAGCTGCCACCGAAGGAGAGACTGGAACTGCTGGAAGAGGTGAAGAGACAGCGGGAACAGAAGAAATAAAAGAAGAGAAGCCTAAGCCTAAAAAGCAGGCACCTGCCGAAACGCCTGCCGGACAACCCCCCATCTTAAAAGCTCCTCCTGATCTTAAGTTAAAAAAAGGTCGCAACGAACAGGTTGTCTTGGCTGCTAGGGAACTAGCCGCCAAAAAAATTACAAGAGAAGAGTTCGACAGGTACGTTGATTACTACACGCCCATTGCACCTGTGCTAGGAAGCAACCTTGAGGCACCAATTGACAATGCTTTGATGGCTGACATCTTGCTTACCAAGATTAAGCAAAAGAAAAAGCCTGAATTAATTGATGCTCCTATTGCAAACGGTACTCGCGTTGGCTTGCGCATGGACATTCCTGCGCTTGATTGGGGTCGGGCAAATGGCGTGAACGGCAGTGTTGTGTCTGTGCATGAAGGTACTAACCCCAACAACAAAAATACGGGCGATAATATTTCATATCGTAGTACCGGTCACATTAAGAATGTAGTCTTTGCTCCACGGGATCAAGAGCGTTCGTTTAGTGTTGCACAGAACATACCGGGAAGAAAAAGTGAGAAGACGCCCCAGCAAACCATTGAAGGCAACTGGATTAATACACCACCCAACGTATTGTTTAAGCGCGTCAAGAATTTGCTAAATGATCCAGAGTGGAGCCAAGTTAGCCTTGACCCTTTGCGCCACGCCTACTTCTATGACCGCGCAAGCAAAAGGCCGGTCGAGTCTGCCGATGAAGTCTTGCAGGTTGGCCGCTTTGTATTGGCCAAGAATGTTAAGTTTGGTGAGATGGCAGACTATCTTTACTCTGCCAATAAGGGCCCATCAAATATTGCCGTAAGCCCTGAAGCGAAGCGCATTCAAGATGAGCTTACTGGTAAGTCATTTATAGAGATGGGTCAGTGGACTGTCAGAAACGCTCGCAATGATGCGGAGAAATACTTTGCTCAGAAGGCTTTGAATGTTGTTCGGGCTCTAGAAAAGCAAGGCGTTGAATTTACATTTGAAGTTCAAGGCGGCGATAGTCGTAATAGCCGACTGTATAGAGCTCAAGGCGTTGCTTCATTCTTAGCGGGTAAAGATGCCAAGGGTACGCAAGTCAGGATTGATTTGAATGGTGTGCCTGTTTTAGAAAATCAGCTAGGCTATCCATCGGGTATGAATTATGAGACTGTACTGCATGAGTTCATGCATACGGCAACACGCTTGCAGAACCGTTTCCTGCCAGCTACACATCCTGCGGTCAAAGAACTTAACAGTCTTTTTAGAACTGTTGTTGCTGAATTCAATAAACAGGTCAGAAACAAGACTTTGCCCGAGTCCATGATGAAGGTCTACAAGGATCAAACAAACAACCTTGAGAGCCCAGATGAGTTATTGGCTTGGGGCTTAGAAGATAGAGACTTCCAAAAGTGGTTGTCTACGATTAAGGTTGGCGATAAGACTGCATTCGACAAGATTGTAGAAGTTGTTCGCAGAATGCTTGGTATCAGTCCAGAGTTTGAGTCTGCGCTTGATCGTCTAATAAAGACTACCAATGAAATTCTTGACATTGATGTTCAAGATATTGACACGACCATGCGGGCACAAGGTCTTCAGTTGGGAGCGCCTAAACCTAAAGCTCCAGCTAAACCACCCAAGCCCAGGGTGCCGTTTCAAGAGTCTTTGTTCAAACAAGAGGCTAACACCCCTGCATTTAAGCGTTGGTTTGGTGATAGCAAAGTAGTGGATGCTAGCGGCAACCCGCTGGTTGTGTACCACGGCACACTTAAAAACTTTGAAAAATTTAATACTGATGCAAAAAACCAATTAGGCGCACATTTTGCGGCAGCTCCAGAAATAGCCAATCAATTTGCAAACAAAGAAGAGGGTGCTGTTGTATACCCTGCGTATTTATCATTGCAAAACCCCTATGACATAGGGAATGATTTGGGAGACTGGTCAGACGTTGAAGCATTGAAAGAGTATCTAGGCCCAGCAGGCGAAGGGCCATTTAGTCAAAAGCAAGTTAGTGCCTGGAATACCCCATCTGATGTCGTTAATGCATTAAAGAATGCAGGGTATGACGGCGTTGTGTATGACAATTTATTTGAAGGCGAGAACAAGGGTATCAGCGATAGCCGGTCATTTATTGCGTTCAGCCCAGAGCAGATCAAATCAGCTACAGGTAACCGTGGCACGTTTAATCCCAATAATCCCGACATTCTTTCCAAGCAAGGTGCTGGTACTCCAAATTCTGTCGGTCAGCAGGCCATGGAGATCCTCTCCGGCATGGGTCGAGATGTGAAGCCACCAGAGCCAGGCTACAAAGAGAAGATTAGGCAGTCATGGGATAACGCCAAGGACAATCCTAAGGCTACGGCTACAGCTGCCCGTGATGGATTCCGCCGCTTCTCTGATCAGATTCAGACATGGGCTTTCTCTAGCGATGCCGCGCTGAACAATCAGATCCGCCGTGAGGTCATGGATAGTATGCTGGGTCAAGAGGAAAAGATTGGTCTATTGTTAAACACAAGTTTGAGCCAGACATTCCACTCTGATGCTATTGCCAATCTCTTCTTGCGGATGGGCAACATCAAGTACAACAAAGAGTTGCACAAGTGGGAAGGTATTGAGGACAAGAATAACTTCATCACCTTATCGCAGAAGTTGGATGAGATCGGTGCCAAGTATGGACTGGAAAAACCTCAGATTGAGCTTGCTGCCCATACTGCATTTGAGGCTAAGCGCACCAAGTCTTTGGTTGAGTTTAATAAAAACTTGGATGCTCAGGTTCAAGAGCTTCGTGACGCCGCCGCTGAGGAGCGTGCTAAGGGTAATGCTGTTAAGGCCAGTGCTCTTAGCGAGAAGGCTTCTAGCATGCGGCAAAAGGAAAAGTTCATCCACATGGATGAGTCTCAGATCCGCGGTGGCATGACTCAGTTTGAGTTGATGCCCGAGCTCAATCAGGCTGTGGAGATCTGGAACGGCATCCGTGGCAACGCTGTTGATAAGTTGGTTGAGTCTGGATTGTGGACGCCCGATGAGGCTGAGTTCCTTTTAAGCAATGCAGACTATGTGCCGTTCTTCCGTGAGGATCAGCTTGAAAATGGTAAGGGTCCAAAAGAGTTTATGCGTAGCTTGCAGGTGCAAGCCAAAGAGCGCCGCCTAAAAGGATCCGATAAGCCTGTCAATGATATCTTTGACAACATGATTCGCTGGACACAATACGCTGTCAATCGTTCTGTGCGTAATCGTTCTGCTTTGTCCCTTGCTACGACGGCTGAGTCTGTTGGGCTGGCTAGAAAAATCAAAGATGTAGAGAGCAAAGAAAACTTAGGAGTTGTTGGAGTAGATGAAGACAACAAACCAATCATTGGTAAAGTTTCCGGTGGTGCAAAAGCATTTAACTCACTGAAGCAAGCTGCCGCCGCAAACAAAGATGTTGATGGCTATGAAGTTGTCGAGTTTAAAGATGAAGAAGGCAAAACAAAGTACTTCTTAACTCCTGATGTTAGTAGAGAAAACGTTGTTAAGGTTTGGGACGGCGGTAAGCAAATTGAATATAGCATGGAAGATCCCATGTTCATGGAGGCTTTCCAAGGTCTAGAGTCCGTCTCTATTCCAACGATTCGCTGGATGGCTAAGATGGCCGATGTCTTGCGTAGCTCTGTGGTTTTAAATCCTTTGTTTGCTTTATCTCAGGTGCCTCAGGATTCTTTCGCTGCGATGTTCTCATCCGGCTTGAAGCCTCAGTTTGCTTTGACCATTCCTTTCCGCGCCGTTAAAGAGTTCATCCAGACCTTGCGCGGTAAGAGTACAGCCCATGAAGAGCTAAAGAACTTTGGCGTGGTGGGTGTGCGTGACTTTAGTTCGGCCATGGTTCGCCTTGATACTGAGATTGCCGCAGGCTTAAAGCCCGCCAAAGGTTTATGGGGCAAGGTTAAAGATCAGCTTACCCACTTTGCCATGGCATCTGATAATGCTGTACGTCAGGCCACCTACACCGCAGCTTTAGACCAAGGCTTGTCCAAGGCAGAGGCTCTTGAGAAAGCGTTTGAGATCTTCAATGTGCGCCGCCGTGGCACTAGCCAAATGTTAAGCTTTGCCGGCCAAGTGATCCCATTCTTTAATGCATACCTTGCTGCTCAGAATGTGGCGTACCGCACCATAACCGGTGTGGGCACATCACCTACTCAGCGTGATGCGGCTTACAAGGTTCTGTTTGGCACCACTGCTTCTGTCTTTGCTTTGTCTTTCCTATACGCAATGATGAACGGCGATGATGAGGACTATCTGACGAAGCCCACGCCTACCCGTGATCGCCTGCTGATGATTCCTGGCACTGGTATGTCCATCCCTCTGCGCGCGGATATGTATGCTTTGCCCAAGGTTGTGGCTGAACATACCTACATGCTCTTGACAGACAAGGGCTTCTCTGATGGTGCCAAGTTCCGTGCGTCATTGAAGTCTTTGTTGGCAACTTCTATTTTGAGTCCTACGCCGGTTCCTCAGGCTGTCAAGCCTTTGGCTGAGGTTCTAACTAATTATGACTTCTTCCAGCAGAAGCCTTTAGTTGGCACGTATCAGAAGAAGAAAGAGATAGAGCGTCAGTTCGATGACAATACATCTGAATTGGCCAAAGTCTTTGGTCAGTCAGGTTTAATATCGCCTATTGCAGTTGACCATCTAATCCGTGGAATGTTTGGATCTGCCGGCGGCTTGGTGCTATATGCGACCAATCCTTTCCTGTGGCATGTGACCAGTCCTAACACGCCTCGTCCATCTATCTCTATGCGGGATGCGCTTGCTACGATTCCTAATGCCAGTGGATTTGTTACCAAAGAGTATGAGACTGGTTTAAAGAAAGACTTCTTTGCCTTGAAGGAAGAGGTTGATCGTGCGGCCAATACACTGACGGATCTGAAGCAGCGTAATCCTGAGGACATCAAGGACTACATTAAGGATGAAAAGGTACGCGCCCGCTTGGGACTGTCTCCAGTGGTTAATCAAATTAACTCTCAGCTTAGTACTATCCGTAAGTCGATCAGCACGATCACCAACTCTACCCTGCCTGCTGACGTAAAAGAGGCCCGCATTAAACAACTACGGGCCACTGAAGAGAGGATGCTTAAGGGTGTTAATCTTAAGAAGTTAAGAGAGATGGCTCAGATTTAAGAGGCGCTCGATGGTGACGTTGAGCGCGTCTATCTCCTCCATCTTTCTAATGGCCCACGCCCGCTTCTGGCCATGCCAGCCCATGAAGCTGCCCTGATGGCAGTCCTTGCACAGGGCTACGCACGTGTACTGCAAGCCCTGCTTTACATGGTGAGCATCACTAGGACCTGGTTGATCACAGACAGAGCAAGGCAAAGACTTCACCTTGGCTAGGTGATCTTTTTGCTTGGCCGTTAGTGTGTTATTCATAGGCGTATAGCTCTCTCTTTTAGCATGGCTTCTGCCAGATCAAATGCTTCCTTGGCCACCTGCTGATCGTCACCCTTACCGGCTAGGGTGATTGTGTAGGCGGCGTAGAAATCTAGGAGGGTAAGCTCTTCGATGGAGGGTGATTTGATCTTGGGGCGTAGGGCTTCAATTCCCTCTAGATTTTTTCGTGCCACTAGACTTCTCCTTCATTTGTAGCTTGAGCATCTTGTTGACAAGGACTGCTGTAACTTCCTTGCCACCGATGATCATGCCTGATGTCGCCTTATCTGCCTTAACAATATTGATGGCATCTTGAACGGCTTTGTTGTAGCCGCTGGCGTACAGGGGGCCACCCTCAACAATCATCGTGATGGCATCACGTACCAGTGAGGAGGCCTTGCGCTCTCCAGCAGCCGCCTTGAGCTTCTTGTAGATAGGCTCAGGCAGATGAACTGAATATGGGATTAGGCGTTTTGTTTCCATGCTTTATAAGTCTCATTGATTTGTAAAAGTAGTCGAGCTTTCTGTGGGCTCTCGCGGATCTCAGAGCGAGATTGAACAAGAAGTTTTTCACGCAACCACTCTGTGGCCGGCTCTTCTCCTAAATCAAAGATCTCACCAGACTCAACTAGGAACCGGTGAAAGTACTTATCTTTACAGAGCATAGCGGCCAGCTTGACTGGGTCAATCCCATATTCCTCACCGCGGTTCATGGGTTGTTCGTCACCATTCAGGCGCACCATGACAACCTGATAGCGGGCACCAACGAAATCCCTGACCAACTTCTCAGGGATCTCGTCTGGGTGGATGGACATGGTCAGCATAAAGCCTGTCCTGTCCTGTTTCAATGCAACCTTAACGGCTTCGTATTGAATCGTTTCCATGATCAGAACGGAATGTCCTCGTCTTTTAATGGCGCTTCCTGCACAGGCTTACGTGGCGAAGCAGGGTCTGCCGGCTTGAAGTTATTCCAAGACAGCTTGATCCATGCGCCGTACTGGCCATCTGCGTTATAGCCTGACAGCTTGATAACGATCTCGTCGCCATCATGCTCTTCCATGAGTTCTTTCAGGGTGCTACGTAGCATTACGATCTCGCCCTTGTGGTCTGGCTGATTGTCTTTTGTCTTGTATGAATTGACAGACAGTTTGCCTTTGTTTGGATAAGTAGCCATTACACGTTTCCTTTCAGTGTGTCTTTTTTGGTTTTGAAATCTGCCATTAAATTGGCATGGTCATCGACTGAGAACTCTTTGAGCTTGTCAAAGATACCTCGGTTAATTTTGAATAGATCCATTACGTCCTTCTCTGATCCTGCCTGAGCAAGACCGTGGCGGGCGGCGTCTACAACGATCCCAATCCAGTCGCCTAGGTCTGCGCCTGGCTCGGTGGTGACCTTTAGTTGCCATGGGCCATCACCATCTTGCATCTTAACTGGTGGCTTAGGTGCGGGCTTGGGCTCAGGCTTTGGCTCTACCTTGACAGGCTTTGGTGCCTCTACAGGTGGTGCCGAATCGACTGCGTCCCCTTCCACAATTTCCAAAGCTGCCATCCAGAGGTAGCGGCGTTGATACGAAAGTACGGCGCCCAAATTTTGAATGGGGTGCGCACCTTTGAGGTTAGCCTCGGCCATGGGACTGGTTATAACAATGACTGTGCCGTCTTCTACATCGGTGATGCAGAGCTGCGCATACTCGGTGTTAAACGTCACTATGCCGCACAGACCAAGCTCGTTAAAGATTGATTGGATTGGCGGAATAAAGTCAGCCAACTCAAAGTATGAGTAGCCGGCGAATTTGTTAAGGCCTGACTTCTTGATCTCCATGCTCTGAAGCTTGACCCTTGCTTGCATTAGTTTTTTATGGACTGACATTTTCTTCCTCTTTGGTTAAGTAAGTTTGATACTGTTTGCAGAACTGAGACACTTGGCAATAGCCTTTGCATCTTGTTCTTTCTCCTAGGCGAACTTCTATTGAAAACGATTCGCTCTTCTTTGCTGCACCGGTGGCTTTCGCCAGTGCTTCTTCTGCTTCCACCAGTGTTTGATGAACACTGGTTGCTCTGACGTTTGCATTCTTCTTCAATGCATACGTTGTCTTCTTTTCCCACATCTCTTCGGGTGTGCAGTCAGGCATCTCTCCGTCTGTCTCCATCTCAAAAAGTGCCGTGCCATGTTCATCGATGCGTTTGGAAATGTATGCCTCACGCTCCTCGAATGACCAGAGTGGGATATCGATGGTGGCCACTGGTGATTGTGGATAACCTTCCTTGGTGCCGGCATCACGGGCAGACCAATCACGAATGATGGCAATGATCTGTAGCTTACCGACTGGCACCTTCTTGACCTTCTCCACCATCCAAGCATAGATGTTTAGCTGGCGGTGCCAATCGTCCTTCTCATTCATCACTGCCCATGCGCCGGTAACTTTGTAGTCACTGACTGTAATTGTGCCGTTGGGTTCTACTTCCTGTAGATCAATAGCACCAGAGATTTTCCAACCCTCAAACTCCAGGTGCAGACGTTCTTCAACAATGTGATGATCGTCCTTGCCGTGTTCCAAGATGTTGTGAACAGCAGAGCCGAACAGTGACCATACCATTTCGCTTGCGTCTTGCTCGATATCTTCCCAGTGCTTCTTTTTCAACTGGACAATACGTGGCGAGTTAATGATCTCTGTAGCAGAGATGTGTGCTTTACCTTTTGAGTACGTGGGTCGTTGAATTACATTGACAAACGTCTGAGGCAGATTAAATTTGTTGGTGAGTTTCATTGTTCTTTCCAAGGTGCTCTAAACAGTAGTTCTTTTCCGTAGGCCTGAATCATTTGCTCTACGCTGGACATACGTTCATGTAGGTTTTCAACTTGCATCTGTAACAGTTTGATTTGTTTTTCTACCCTCTGGTTGTTTTCATACTGTACGCAGGTGTGCCAGTCATCGGGGTTTGGGATACCGCAATCAGGACAGGTCAACATCGTTACCATCCTGATCAATTACTTTGGTGTTTTTGTAAATGGTCATAACTAACTCCATGCAGTCGTGCAGCTTTATACCTTCGGCTACACATAGGGTTGCATAGGCTATGGCCATGCCTGATATGGCGGTACCGAAATCATCGTCTCTGTTTTGTACGAGCTCGACAATCTTTGAAGCTAAGTCTTTCCCGCCTTCTATGTCAATTTGCAGTCTACGATCTTGAATCATTTGGATTCCTTTTGTTTTGGGAAAAGAAATATACCACACATATTGCAAGTGTCAACAACTACCTGTTATAATATTTTTCATGAGATACGCAGCCCGAATAGATGACAATCAAAATGAGATAGTTAGCGCCCTCCGCAAGGCCGGCGCCACTGTCCGTGTGGTAACCCAAGGTGGAGGACTGCCTGACTTGCTTGTGGGATATCAGGGAAAGACGATCCTGATGGAAGTCAAGGATGGAAATAAGGTGCCATCGGCTAGGAAGTTGACTGACGCGGAGGAGAAGTTCTTCATGGAGTGGACTGGTGGGCCGTTGGTTATTGTTAATTCGGTTGAAGAAGCTGTTGTTTTTTTAAATAAACTCTGCTAGGATAGTTTCACGGTGATTGCAGTTGCCGTTCTTTCCTTTGTTGGGTTTGAGTTTGCGGGGTCTAAGGATCCCGCTTTTTTTCAAAGGAACTAAATGAATCCCTTTCTGATAGATGAGCCTACGGTCATATCCTTTTCGGGTGGCCGCACCTCCGCCTTTATGCTTTATAAGGTCTTGGAGGCTCACGACATGAGCCTGCCCGAGGAGGCTATTGTCTGTTTTGCCAACACCGGCAAAGAGGATGAGGCCACATTACAATTTGTTAATGATTGCGCAAAGGCCTGGAACGTCAAGATTCATTGGCTTGAATATCAGCCGGCGGAACTGACCAAGGATCGCTGGAAAGAGGTGGACTTTGAGACGGCCAGTCGGAATGGGGAGCCGTTCTCAGCCCTGATTAACAAGCGTAGTTACCTGCCCAACCCTGTCGCGCGCTTCTGTACGTCTGACCTAAAGGTTATTCCCATCCAGAAATACATGTTGTCTAGGGGCGTAGAAGAGTTTGAGCAGATGCTTGGGATCAGGGCGGATGAAAAGCGCAGAGCTGCCAAGCTTAGGCAGGGTAACCGCACCCCCTTAATTGATGCCAACTTTAGCCAGTTGGATGTACAAGAATTCTGGAAGGCCAACTCATTTGACCTGGGGCTTAAGTTCCAGTCTGGTGTTACTAACCTTGGCAACTGTGACCTTTGCTTTCTGAAGGGGCCCAACCAAGTGCTTAGTATTATTCGTGATAACCCAGATCGAGCCCTGTGGTGGGCAAAGCAAGAGCATGATATTGGAGGCACGTTCCGTAGTGATCGCCCTAGCTATTCACAGATGATGAAGTTTGCTACGGAGCAAATGGATATGTTCGGCTCTACTGAGGAGAGTATTGCCTGCTTCTGTGGGGACTAATGGTAATATTACCATTGGGGTGGGTAAACCCTAATACTGTCACCTAGTTGACAGGTAAATTTATTCTGTGATATAAACCAATTGTTGCTGTAGTGAGCAATGGATTAGGCCACTTAGATGTGCGTTTCGCTTTACCTAATGCTTTCGGTCGGAGAGTCATTAGGCAAGGTCACTACCGAAGCGCACACTTAAGTGGCTTTTTTTGTTTTTGAGACTGAGACTGAGCGGTGGGTTAGCGCCACTGGACGGTAAATGTTTTGAAAACACTGCTTAATGTGAGCAGTCTCAGTCTCACCTCCTACGACAACTAGCAGCAGAACTCTATCGGGTTTTGGATTGGCATGAGGGAAGCGTTGGAGGCCGTAAGGCGTAGACCGCAGTCCACCAATCCTACGACGTTCTTATCTGTTGTGAAGTTGCGCAAAGAAGATGCAAGCGCATATGGGGGAATTGCCTTTGTTGCCCGTGGGTTCAAGTCCTGCGGCTTACAGTGAAGGTTCGAGCGGCCATGCTAGACACAACTAAGTTGTGCAAAGTGCTCGATGCTGATTGGACTTAGTAGAAGATCAGCCCACAAGATACTCAGCCAGTGGCTCCGAGAATGTGGAAGTATGCCAAAGGGAGAACGCCTCTCCCCTAGGCAGAACCATGTCCACAGAGCCTAGCAGTCCACCAAGAATGTAGCACCTACATTTATTTTTATATACCTGTTGACGGCGCACTTTTTTGCAGTAATATACACATCCCAACTTAAAGGAGATGTGATGAGATACATATTTACGAGAGCTGATGTAGAACTTGACTGTACGCTGGATTACTTGCCGGCTGAGGTAGGTTCTACTGAGAACGGATTAAAGATTGAGCCAGACTATCCTGAGGCGATGGAGCTGGTGTCTGCTACGCATAGAGACATAGAGATGATTGGATTCCTGGCCGACTATGTTGTGCGTGATATCCAGAATGAAGCACTGGCATTATTTAAACAAGATATGAGACGTCAATGAACTGTACGCAACAGATTAGAGCATTGCTCAGAGAGCATAGTGATGGAATGACGTTAGAGCAGATTGTGTGGGCCGTAAAGCGTGATAAGGCAAATGTAAAAAAGAATGTGCGCGCTATGCCTGATGCCTACATTGATAGATGGGAAGCTGTTCCTAGAAAACAGTATGCAGCTGTGTGGTGCGTGGTTGTACCACCAGAAGATTGTCCTAAACCGGAGAGCGTAGATGACATGGCCATTTCCAGTATTTCCAAACCCAAAAGACAAAGGTACGCAAGTGCCCAAGTTCAACCCTGATAACCATCAAGAAAGTCCACTATGAATGAAGATAGAAACCAAATTGCTGATGCAATTATTAAAGCCGCCTGTTATTTAGGCAATGGTGATGCCGCCAGTTCTATGGGTGCTATTGAACACCTTGGCGTTGTGCATAAAGAGGGCATGCAAGAAATTGCAGAAGCACATAGAGAAGGTTTAGAGAGCATTGCAGATGCACTCAATAACATTTCCGTATCGATTGATGGCTTGGTTAGAGCCATGGAGAAAAGCAATGACACAAGATGAAATCATTGAACTGGCTAAACAGTCTGGGTTCTATGTCAAAGATGATGAAGCCTATAGCCCGTCCACTCAGGAAGACCATGAGTTAACCGAACACCTTGGACGTTTTTCCAAGTTAGTCCTGCAGCATTACCGCAAGGCTACGCTTGACACCATCGATGCTTTATTTGATTCAGAGGATCCTAATCCAATGTATCAAATTGCCTATAACCATGCGCTGATCCATATGCAAGAGTTCATTATTAGCATGGAGAAGAACGCATGAAACCAATTCAATTTGAGATAGATGAGATACCGCAGGCGGGCACGATTGACGCGGAGGGTAATTTCAAGTTTTACATATACGCATCAAACCAAATTGACGAAGACTTCTCGGAGGTTATTGAAACTTTGAAAGTTCTTTGGGATTTAGAAACAGACGTATCCCTCAAGGTGCAGATTAAACTTAAAGATATTTACGAGAACTTGTACGACATGTACAACGCCCAAGGAAAGATTCAGGAGGAAGACACGCCACTGTTTGAAGCTTTGCGTAAAGATTGCCAGTGGATAGTTGACCAAATAAATTCTTTGGAGATGAACACATGAGGGGCACTGGAAACAGAAGCGTTGTTGCTGAAAACCTTTCGGCTTCTTTTGCAAAAAGAGATCACGAAAAGTGGATGCGTAAACAATGGAAGATGTGTTGGAAATGCCAGAAAGATAAGCCTCAAATTGGCGGCTATCTTAGGTTCTCTGCAGGACTACACAAGTTTATTTGCAAGGACTGCATGGATGCCAAACTAAAGGAAAAGAGCAGTGACGAATCTTGAGAAGCTGGAGTACTTGCGTTCAGAGATTGACCACAGGGGAATTTACAGGGTGCCTCCAAATCGCGCAAACATTCCTGCGAAAACCCCGAACATGAGTTATAGGTGGCAGTTCTATTTGCGCAGATGCTTATTCGATCCAAAGTTTTTGTTAACTGCGGGCGATTTACTGGTGCAAGGTCTGCCGGATAAAAACGTGCAGATCGTTGCCTGTGAGGATGCCGGTGTTCCGCTTGGGCTTGCGATGTCAGCTTTACTTGGTGAGCCTATGTTGTCGGTTAAGAAATCACGCAAGGTATACGGCCTGATGAATTTTACCGAAGGCAGGGTGACTGGCAAGCCGTTGCTTTTGGTGGACGATCTAGCAGCATCACAAGGCACATTAAAAATTGCCGCGAGAACTTTGCATGCATTTGGTCTTCCAACTGCGGAGCATTATGTAGCAATGGTGGAAAAGACCCAGTATGGGCATGCAGAAAATTATTTGGGTTACAAGCAGCTCATTAGTTTATTCACGTGCGAAGACTTTGCATTATCGTGGGAAGACTACGTCAACAAATACAACAGAGAGCCTGATTTTGGGCGTTTTTATTAGGAGCAACTATGGATGACGATGACATTCAAGAATACGTTCGCCCTTGGAAAGGATTGACAAACGAGGATCAATCTTTTGTGTACGACCAAGTAAAACAGATTGTGGGCGGCAAACCATTTTGGGTGAAGTTTGCAGATGCTATTGAAGCCAAACTCAAGGAGAAAAATCATGGCTAACGAACCAGTAGCATGGCATTACCCAGACGGCAAGCCAGACCAATGCACAATAAACAAAGAGTATGCAGAGAAAGAACCTGCTTGGACACCGATGTACTACAAGCATGAGTGGGTAGGGCTGACGGATGAGGAGATTTGGGGCGTAATTGATCGAACTGGAACATCAAACTCAGATGTCAACCCATATCAAATAATTAAAAACGCTCGTGCCATTGAAGCCAAGCTTAAGGAGAAGAATACATGAGCGAAGCAGAACTTAACATTTGGGAGAAGGCTTTGGGCTGGCGCAAAAGGCAGATGATCCAACGTCAGCTTGATCCCATCACCAACAAGATCCGCAACGATACCTTAGAAGAGGTGGCTAAAGAGTTTGAGGCCATGAAGAATGGCGGAGACACAACGGCAAGCTTTGCGGCCTATGTGAGGATGATGAAAAGATGATTGGTAGTTTGCAAACGAAGTAATACTATGTATAATTAGTTGCACCTATTTACAAAGGAGAGAAGATGAACGATACAGAACGCCGGTTTCCACGCACTATGCAGGAAGCATTTCCCAAGGACTATTTCGAATGGATGGAGGGTCCGAACAAGTTTGAGGTTGACACTGACATCATATTGATTCCGTGGATCACATTTGCGGTGGGCATATTAGTGGGCTTAGCTTTATGTCGCTAAAGCCAAAGAACCAAGTTGAAGAGATACGCCAAAGATTCGAAGAGATATTGGCGCTGCGAGGCCTAAGTTATGAGTGGGGCACGACCCGCTATAAGTCATCCAACATACAAACCAAGTGGAGATATTTCTATCTTGGCTACATATCTAACAAGGAAAATAAATGAATTACGACCCAACAAAAATAATATTTACGCTGAAGACTTTACCGATTGATGCAATCAACATCACTGGCGGTACACAATCACGCCTCAGTATCAAAGAGGATTACGTAGAAGAAATCTACGAGAAGATGAAGGATGGCGTGGAGTATGAGCCTGTCAAAGCATTCTTTGACGGCAAAGAGTATTGGTTAGGTGATGGCTTTCACCGCTACCATGCCACTCGCAAGAATGGTAAGGCCTCAATTAAGTGTTATGTTACCAATGGATTGTTACGTGAAGCCATCCTGTACAGCAAGATCGCAAACAATCTGCATGGTTTACAACCTACTTTGCAAGACAAGATTCACAATGCCAAAGAATTAATTGGTGACTTTGAGTGGGGTGAGTGGAGCAACCGAGAGATTGGCCGCATCTGTGATTTATCCCATGTGACCATAGCAAAATTGCGTATTGGCAAGGTGCCTGAGAAGGTCAAGTTCTTGGATAAAGATGGCGAAGTCAAGACCCGTGTGACCAAGCCGGAGAAGCCAGTCAAAACATTTGACGTTGCTACACCTGCTACTCCTGCTACACCTGTGGATGACGGCAAGCAACAGGAAGCTATCGACTTCTTGGTTCAAGAGAATGAGAAGCTATCAGACCAGTTGGCCGTTAAAGGTTCAGCAGATCCTGATCTTGCCGGCAGAATAATTGCCGAGCTTCGAGATGAGGTCTGGCAACTAACGATTGAGCTGAACTCTGTAAAGATTAGCCGTGATCAATTCCAAGCAGAGAACGCTCAGCTTAAAAAGCAAGTGACCTATTTGCAGAAGCAATTGAAAGCCAAGTAATCCATAGCCCAAGCTGGGGGGCTTGTGTCCCAGTAGAGGAATTCCTATGTCACTAATACTCAGGGACTACCAGTCCCATATCTTGAATAGTCTTCGCAAAGGATTTGCAGCAGGACTACGTAGTCAAATACTTTACGCACCCACGGGCGCAGGCAAAACAGAGATGGCCATCGAGCTATTGCGCGCCACAAAAGAGAAGGGCAACAAGGCGGCAATGATCTTGGATCGTATTGTTCTATGTGATCAAACGAGTCAACGTCTTGAGAAGTACAGCATCGAGCATGGCGTATTGCAGTCAGGTCATTGGAGGTTTAGACCCTATGAAAACATCCAAGTCTGCTCTGCTCAGACGCTAGAAAAGCGTGGTGATTTTCCTGGTCTTCAGCTTCTGATCGTGGATGAATGCCATCAGACCCGAGAGCAAACAGTTGAGTTTATTAAGAACAATCCTGACGTTAAGGTCATAGGCCTGACCGCCACTCCTTTCACCAAAGGGCTGGGTCGGGTCTATGATCATGTAGTCTCCTCAGTCACAACGAAACATTTGGTGGATCAGGGTGTGCTTGTGCCGCTCAAGGTGTTCGTTGCCAAAGAGATTGACATGACTGGCGCAAAGAAAGTAGCCGGCGAATGGTCACAGGGTGAAGCTACCAAGCGTGGCATGCAGATCACAGGCGACATCGTTACAGAGTGGATCAAGCTTACACATCAGATCTTTAATCGTCCACGCAAGACGATTGTGTTTTGCTCAGGCGTAAACCATGGCACCGATCTCATGCGTAAGTTTGCAGAGCAGGGCTATAACTTTATCTCGATCAGCTACAAAGATGATGATGAGTTTAAGAAGCAGGTCATTGAAGACTTCGCCAAGCCTGATACAGAAATCCATGGCTTGATTGCCACAGATATCTTAACCAAAGGCTTTGATGTGCCCGATGTAATGATCGGCGTATCAGCCCGCCCATTCAGCAAGTCTTTGTCTTCTCACATTCAGCAGATGGGTCGTGTGATGCGAAGCAATCAGGCAAACCCAGACGACAAGCCGTATGCCGTTTGGCTTGATCACTCGGGTAACTACCTTCGCTTTCGTGAAGACTGGGAGGATGTCTATGAGAACGGCGTCCACTCATTAGATGACGGCAAAGAGAAGGCAAAGAAAGAACCAACAGAGAAGGAAAAGCAGGAGGCTAAGTGTCCCAAGTGTCAGGCCTATATGCCTCGGCATGCAGAGTCCTGCTCGCATTGCGGCTTTGTTAAAGAGAGAAAGAATGTTTTGTCTGTGCTTCCAGGAGAAATGGAAGAGCTAGCGATGATGTCGCGCGCCAACAAGCAGGTGTGGTGGTCACAACTCCAATGGTTTGTAGCTAGCGAAGGCAAGTCCCCAGGTTGGGCGGCTCATACTTACAAAGATAAGTTTGGTGTTTGGCCTGTTAATCTGAGCGACAACATCAGTATCCCAAGCATGGAAGTAACTAAGTTTGTCGAAGCAAAGAAGCGGGCTTACATTCGGGCGATCAAGAGAGGTAAGCGTTAATGGACTTCCTAAATTTCTGTGCAGCACACGGCATCCTCCTCGATCATTACCCGCCAGTCGGGGTGTGGAAAAGATATCCAACTGAAGACAAGCCACGCAAAAGAAATGGTGCGGTTAAGTTCATGGGCGACCATGGCTTTGTCCAGAACCATGCTACCGATGTGGAAGTATCAGTATGGAAGAGCGATGGTAACAATACTAACTCAGACAAGTTCGTTAAGCTTGCTCGCAAGGCAGATGATGATCGCCTCCTCATGCAAAGAGATGCGGCTAACAAAGCCGCGGTCATGCTCAAGCAGTCCGGCTATGGGCGCCATCCATATCTAAAGGCTAAAGGTTTTGAGGAAGAGGAGGGGAATATCTATGTCCTCGATGGCCTCCACTATTTACTAATCCCAATGCGTGTCGATGGTAGATTGGTGGGTTGTCAGGTCATCGATGAAGCCGGTGGCAAGAAGTTTTTGTTCGGGCAGCGCACCTCAAATGCAGAGTTTTGCTTCGATAACAAGGGCTTGCACATTCTGTGCGAGGGCTATGCTACGGCCTTGTCTGTGCGTCATGTCCTAAAGTCCTATAAGCGCAGGTACAACATTCATGTTTGCTTCAGTGCAGGTAATTTGAAGAAGGTCGCCTCCACACTGGAGAGTGGGTTCGTTGTGGCGGACAATGATGAGAGCGGGACTGGGGAGAGAGTAGCCAAAGAAATTGGTTGGCCATACTGGATGAGCGATGTCGTTGGCGAGGACTTTAACGATACTCATTTGAGAGTGGGACTGTTTCGTGCGGGACAGTCCCTCATAAAAGCAATGGGCACTAGCGTAACCTTGCTTCGATGATGTGCCAGTTGCGAAGCCCCCACTCTAGGGCTTCAGCTTCGGCTTTTTCTCGAGTGGAGTAGGCGGCAATTATGTCAACCTCCTCCATCAGAATGTAAATGTATTGTGTCATGCCGCCTCCTCTAGTAACTGTAATTGACCGATCTTATTGAATGCATTTTCCAAGATGTGCTTGCCAACATAAGGGTTGACGCAATTGCGTAAGGCCTGTCGCTTGTTGGGTATCTTGCTCTTTGCGACCTCCTCATGTCCTGCAAAGTCGGATATCTTATTTTTATTCCTGATGTCAGACTTCTCAAAATCTTTGGGTGGGACGTGGAAGTTTGACCAAAACAAATGGCGTTGCATCTCAAAGCTTGGCTTGATCAACGGCTCATAGTACGGCACCACATTTTCCACAATCCACTTGCCATTTGCGTAGTGCTGCAGGAATATGATCTGTGAGTAAAGGCTCATGTCCGGCATGACTGGCGCAAAACCTTTGCCCCTCACACCCACATTGTGGCGGTATTGTCCATGGCTTGGGCATGGTGGGCTTGCCCATATGAAATCAAAGTCAGCATAGTGCGCCTCCAAATACTGGACGGCATCCCCAACAATGACCTTATCATTTGGGTAGCGCGCGGCGTAGACCTTGGCTATCTCAGGACAGAACTCCACCGCCGTTACTTGGTGATCGCCTCCCCATAAGGTGCGGTTACCACCAATGCCGGCGTACAGGTTTAATATCTTCATGCCAAGCCTCCCCATTGTTCTACCATGGCATTGGCAATGCCTTGGTAAGTTGCACTTCTAATCTTCCATCGATCTGCGCTAGGCGGCAGACTGTCATGGCCGTAGTTGTCGCACTGGTTTGCCCATCTATTGGCTTTCTTTCCACTGGGTGTGGTCACAATGCGGGGCTCAATAAATTTGGTGGGTTGTAAAGGCGGCAGGTTTTTTAGCCAGAGACAGGTTTGCTTGCTCGCATCATGTCCATATTGATAGGGCTGAATGATTTGGTTTGGCTTGCGTATGCGGGTGGATATCACGCCGATTGGATTCTCAAGACAGATCTTTGGAATGTCGGCGCCAAGCAAAGCCTCCACAAATTTAAGTGCCTCCTCGGTTTGGGCGGCTCTCTCGGGTCGCTTATTGTTCCAGTGAATGCCGGACACGCACAGGTAAGTGCATGGTGGATGGGCAATCAAAAGATCCCAGTCTTGCGCCAGGATTTCTATCACATCCCCTTGGAAATGCTTTCCATGCGGGGATTCGGACGGCAGTAGATCGCAGGATGTGGCATCGTGTCCGGCCTTGGTAAAGGCATCACGCACCACACCTGAGTACTCACAGGCGACTAGCACCTTCATGATGTAGTTTCCTGATTCCAATGGATTTCTTGCTCTATGTACTGCTTGAGCACCGCCTCCATTGCCCCTTGTCGGTTGCCTGAAAAGTACAAGCCGGCAAAGTCTCCGGTTTCCACACCCAGTTTGTCTTGGATGTGGGCGACCGCCACATTCAAAGCTTCGGTCGCCAGTTCGGCAATCCCTTCTTCCGTATATTGGTGCCATGGTTTCATGCTTCTTCTCCTTTATTTAGTTCGGTAATGATCTGAAGTTTGTCATAGGTGTTGGCGTCCACCTCTTGCCACACGCCTCCACATGATGCTTTGCCTCCGAAGTCGTGCATTCCGTCATCGTTCGTTTTATCTTTATCACCCCAAAAATCTGAGGCAATAAAATCTAGGTGCTCATCAGGATCACCCTCGGTTTTGAATCGGATGGTGGTTGGGTGGTAGCTTTCGCCAACGTAAGTTTCGATTTCCCCGATGTAGTATTTCATTGCGCCTCTCCTAAGTTAAGGTGAACCCACTCATCGATCTCGTCCACCATAGTAATGGCGTGAATGTCGTGGTCGTTAAAGGTATACACCTCTGTATCAGGATTGCACTCTTGCAGTAGTGCGATTAGGTCTTTGACTTTCATTTTGTGCCCCTTGCATAGTCAACGGCAAACTTCCACACGCACCATGCATCCATGATGGTGGAGTAAGTTCCTAGGCTCCACTTTTCTGTGAATGCATCACCATCGCTTGGTGCATCTTCAGCAAAGAAAGCTAGCACCTCCTCGTCCGTTGCACTGGCGACCGCTGTACCATAAGCTTCTATGAATGCCGCTTGCTCGGGTGTTGGTTGGTAGGTGTCATCCACATCAAGGCGCATGATCCGGTAATTCTTGTGTGCCTCGATAACTTCAAACCTGATTCCGGCCTTGTCCAATACGCTATACATTTCTTGTGGCTTAAGCATTTGATTTCTCCTTGGTGGTTGGGTTAGTTACGAATTCAAAGTGCATTTTTGTGTTGTAAATAAGTTCTATGAGGTCAGCTGCCGGATAGTTTTCGACCAATTCCCAAGCCCTGACTGACTCGTCATACTCACGGATTAGATACATGATGTCTTCAAAAGTTGCATCATTGGGGTAATCTGAAAGCCACTCGTTGATGGCAAATCGTTCTGCTTGGTTCATGTTAGCCTCCGAATGTCATAGGTGAATGTTTGAATCCGGCTTTAAGGAAGTAAGCCTCCATGTCGGATTGGTCTTCGTTAAAGGTATCCATCTCTTCGTCATACAGGTTTTGCAGGAACGGAGGTTTGTCGTCTGTAAAGTCCACCCCTTTCTTGTAGTGACCGGCGTATTGCATACCCTGCTCTACGTAGGTGGCTTCTACTTTGAAGCCCTCCTCCTCCAGTGCCTTATAGATTTCGATGGGTGGTGCCCATGCAGTTTCAAAGTACAGGGTTGCGGTATTCTTTTTGCGGGTTGCTGACAGAATGGTTGCGTCCCATTTTGTGCCCCAGTTTTTTATTCGCCAGTCGTACCATCCATTGCCTTCGAGCAGGTCTAGGGGTGTGGGTTTGATCATGTCGAAAATTACGGCCTTGTCGCTACTGTCGAATTGCTTTTCCAATTCGTCCAAAAGCTTGCGGTTGTTGTCGGTTGTTGCAGTTAATTTGAGGGAGTTTGAGCACCAGTTTGGCATGATAGTTTTCCTTTTACCAGTTTGCGTATTTTTTGAAAGCCCGCACATAAGCGGCACGATTTTTAAATGAGCCCACCTGTCTACAGTGGTCTAAGAATTCGTCAGCCATGAAATGACCTTGTGCAAGTTCATCATGTGACTTGGGGATCTCGTTGTAGGTTTCGCCGTTGTAGTGTGGGGCTAGGACAAATTTAACCTTGTCCCATATCCACGTGCCATCGGGCATCTCCCTGAGATCCTCCCCATCTACCCTGCAATAGCCGTCATAAGATCCTTTGATGATCCGACCATCGGGTGTAAGGGCGACCACCTCACTAAATTCGGGATGCCCCTTGTATTGATTTAAAACCGGTAGGTTTGTCTTGGCACAACATTTTGAAGTAAAGCCCATTATTTTGCTCCTTTGATGTAAATGGATAAAGCTTCGGGGAAAGGTAAGAGATTGAGAATCGTTTTCGTTTTGAGTTTTTCGTACAGGTCAGCTCGCACTAATTGAACGGCAAGTGCCGCCGCCGTCATTGCTTGGGTTTCAAAGACTTCGCCGTTCTCACCAATGAATAGAATGCGCCTCCTCATGCCGGACTTTAGGTCTTTGATTGCAAGGGCTTCAGTCACTAGCTCGCTAATGATGGTGTCTGCATCGGGTTGGATCGTTAACACCTCCTCATTAAGCCTCCACTCATGCGGTGGTAACTTATCCGCCTCCGCCTTTAGCAGTTGGTACAGGGTGTTGGGGTGGTATGAATGACAACCTCCACATCCTTGGTTTGATACAGTGCCGGCTTTCTTTCCGTCAATGTATACGTTAGCCTCGAAGCAGTAGGTTTCCTGACTGGCAAAATCGGAATGCTTAAGATTTTTCAATTCTATTTTTGCGCCTCCTCCTGTGGTGGTGGTTGGTTTTGTTGCAGTTTCGAGCATGGTTTTCCCCTTTGTGAGTTAATAAAGTTTTTGAATTGTCGGGGCACCTTGTGCCCCTGTCAGTCACTTAGGTGACAAGCGGGCTTCGTGCCGGCCTTGTTCAATTAAACGGCGGGCTTCTGACCTGTCGTCTATTGTTTCCGCCTCTAGCATGGTTCGCAAGCTTTCGGCGGGCGTGTGCCCCTTCTCAAATTTAAAGCCGGCTTTGATGTAATCGTTTTCTGTGTATTTCATGGGATTAGGACGTCAAAATAATGGAGGGCTCCGGCGGTCAATGCGCCGGCGATGAGCAAAACCGAAAGAAAATCAAGGGCGGCTTGCGCCCTCCGAATAATTCTTTCGTCTCGGGTTTTTGTGTGTTTTTTCATGGGTTAAAAACCTGGTTTTAGATCGTGCAGCACCCACAACATGGGGCGTCTTCGCATCGTCCGGCCTTGTTTCTGTAGTACTCTTGGCCACTGCCAAAATTGAAAACATGGCTCACGTAATCCGAACGAATGCGGGGCGTGTCGTCTTCGTTTGTGATGTAGGCGGTTCGGGTGGTGGTGTCAAAAATGATTTCATCCCCTTTATTTATTCGGGCTCCAGTGCGTGAGCATATGCCGGCGAATTTTGCTTTCATTAGTTTTTGCATGGTTTAAGCTTTCATTATTTCTATGCGTTTGCGATAACCGGCGGCGTGATCTTGAATCACAATGTCTCGGGCGGCTTTGGTGGTGCCGGCGCACAATTGGCAATTGGCGCAGGTGGTTTTTTTGCCGGCTTCTGAACTGGCGGGGCAAATCGTTTCGGCGGCTTGTCGGTCATTGCCCACCGATACCCGAAAAGCTCGCATACCGTTTAAGTTTGCCAAAGCGGCATCGTCTAGGTTATCGGCGGACGCCATTACTAATTTTTTCCACCGGTCAACGTCAAAGTCTGAGCGTTTCCATTGGTGCGAATAGCCGGTGTGTCCGGCGGCGTCTTTTATGATTTCTTCCCATATGCCCACCGGTGCGGCGAAGGGGTCGCCGTAGGTGCCTAATCGGACAATGCGACCGGCTAGGGCGGTTTTTATTTGTTCCGGTGTGGCTTTGGTATACCTTCCCCGTTTGTAAGCTTTAAAGACCTGCAAGGGGGCGTGTCCCTTGTTAACGTAGCATGGCGGTTCACCGGTAATTTTTGCGGCCTTGGGGCGGTGCCGGCATGCGCCGCAGATCCCAAAATCTTGTCCGGTTTTGGCGGCGGTCACTGGGTCAACGTCCGACCGGATAATAAAGGTTTGCACCATGTTGCCGGTTTTACTGTTTGCACTGCTATTGAGTGCGGTCACAATGACGACAATTGGGCTTTTGTCAATTAAGCTTTTGCCCTCATAGGCGATATATCCTAAGGGGTTCATTATTTGCGCTCCATTAAAAATTGTTTGAGGGCGGGCACCGTTTTACCGGTAAAGCGGGATAAATCGGCGAGGGTTAAATTCGGGTTGTTATCGTAAAATTCGGCGATGGACTGGCGGGCGGCGGCGGTCGATTCAAACCGGTTATAAAGCCGGATAAACAAATCGGCGTCATTGTGAAAGTCGGCGGTTTTAATTGTCCATCCGGCGGCGGTGGCGGCGTCCATAAAGCGGCTCATGTCGTTGTCTTCTTCTAGGTAAACCTTTGCGCCCTTTTGGTATGAAAACCCGCTGATATCGTCTTCAATCCCCAAAGCGATAAGGTCTGAGCGTTTTACTTCAAGCCAACCATGAGAGGGATCACTGTAAAAATTAAGGTTTAGGGTTTTCATAATTTGAAGCTTTCTTTGTGTTCGTTGATTTCATACCCCAAAGCCTGTATCAGGCGGAGGGCTTCGAGGGTGAGGGTTTTAGTGCCGGCAATTTTGGCGAATGCTTGGGCGGTTTCATCTTTGGGGTAAATGACCTGATTGCCATAAATCGTTTTTACTTGGATCGTGATTTTCATGATGTGACCTTTCGGGCTGATAGGCGGATCTTATAAAAGGGTTCACCGGTCGATGTGTGAGCGGTTATCAGTTGGCGGCTTGCGTTCAATTTGGTTGCGATTGCTTGCCAGTCGGTCGAAGTTCTTTGCTCTTGTATTACGGCGGCTCTGTGGGCGGTGCCATCAACGGCGGCATGGCCGGCGGCAATCAATACGGCTTTAAAGGTATCTTCTCGGGCTTTCAATTCGGCTATTTGGGCTCGAATATCGGCGAGGGTGTCAACGGCATATGTGAGGTCGTCCGGTGTGAATATTTCGGCATTGATCATTTGGTTAAAGTCTCTGAGTGAAGTCATTTTTTAGGCTCTTTCAAGTTGTTTAATTACGGCGGCTCTTAATTCGTGGGTGTCTGTCATTTCATCAAGTCTCAAAACGTGTGCGGCGGCATGAGCGGCGTTATTGGGTGAGAGTCCGTTTTGCTTTGCTAAAAAGCGGGCTACATTCACCCAAGCGGTGATTGTGTGAAGTGATTTAGGCAGGTTTTTCATGGTGGGCTTTTAATTGGTTTTTGATTCGTGGCGGGTCATTCCGTAGGCAATCCATAAACTGTAGAGGGTGCTAATGGATAGGCCTTCAGACCATAAAACGTAATGAAAGCCAAAATGCTTTAAGTTGTCTTTGATGTTGAAAATATTAGATTGCATGATGTGTTTTCCTTTAGTTAAGTTCGAGGGCTAATTGTTGAATTTGTCCGGCGGGCTCCGGCTTCTTTTTGTAATTCTTTAAAACGGCTAATTGCTGACCGATTCCGAGGCCGGCGAGCGGATAAGCGGCGTCTAGGTCTGTGCAAGCGGCGGCGTAATTGGCACCGGCTAACACTGTGACGGCTCGTCCCTGATACGGCTCAAGTTCGGCGGCGGTGCGTTGCGCCCAAGCTTGGCGGTCGGCTTGGGTCATGTCTGACAGTGTGACGTTATAGGGGTTTAGGACGGCGTCAGGGTCAACGGCACCATGCAAAGCGGAGAGAATCAAAACATCGGCACCGGCTCGGGCGGCGGCTTCCATGGCAAATTTAAAAGCTTGTCCCTGATATAGATCTCGGGCTTTGGCGGGCTTGTCCAGCTTCGAGCCGGAGCAAGCGATAAGGAAAAGAGGGCGGGTTTTCTCGTGTGCAATCAAAGCTCGGCGGCGGCTTAATTCAGCCCCTTTAACTTCTCTGTGAATGCCGGCGTTTATATCCTTCTCGCATTGCGCCAGTTCTCGGCGGGCTTGTCTAATAAGTGCTGATTCTTTCATGTGGCGGTTTCCTTTGTTTCGTTAATGGGGTACTACAGAAGGCAATGCTGACAGTTGTCAATACCCTTGTCAGTCACATATGTGACAGGGTGCAGCATAGGTGCATCATTCAATTTTGAGGGGTAAAAACCGGCTCGCATACCACATAAACCGGCGCCAGGTTGTCGCATTGGTGACAGTTCCGGCTTTGTTCTGTATGATGGGCGGCATTCAATAAAGCGGAGCGGAACAGTATGAAAAGGGCTCAAGTAAGGGAAGCATTAGAGCAAGTGCCAATAGATCAAATACTAGGTGTGAAGGGAAAGCTCACACACAAGCAAAAAACCTTTGCCCGTTTGGTAGCTCAAGGGGAAACCGGAGCCGGTAGTTATCGACAGGCCTATAACGTGACCACCAAGAGGGCGAAGACGGCGGGCAATGCGGCGAGTGATCTCAAAAAGCATTCGGGCATTGCTCGGGAGATAGAGGCAATTAGACTGGCTGAAAGTGCAAGGGCATACCATACGCCCGAACACTTGAGAAGCCTCGTCATTCATTCACTCGTTAAGGTGATCACCGACCCCGAGAGCAAAGCCGGACAGATTACGGCGGCGGCTAAAGTACTGGGCACCGTTACCGAAGTGGCGGCATTCACCGAACGCAAAGAGATCACCACCATTACATCTAGCACCGAAGCACGCACACAATTGCTAGACAAGCTCCGCACTCTAGTACATGGGTCTGCAATAGATGTGACAGTCAAAGACGCCGATTCTCTATTGGCTGAGCTTGACCCTCCCCCGTTGGCGAGCGTCCAGGCTGCCGAGGGCGACCCCCTACCCCCCGATTTGCCAAGTAGGAGTCCCCCCTCACATGTACATAGTATTCCACTCGAAGTGTCAGAAGAAAAACCAGATGGGGGTGTCAATTCAAATCCGGAAGACCCTGACGATGATTTTTGGAAAGACCCCCCGTCACCTTTTGAAACAAAATAGGGGTGGGGTATATATATTTTAAAAAACTAAGGGTAAACCCACCCCAATGGTAAGCGTTACCATTGCTTAAAAAATAGGCAGTATATGGAAATAATGATTAACAGAGACATGATAAGACGGCGGGAGATGAGTTATGACGAATGTATGGAGAAGAGTATGAGTCCGGTTCAGAAGGATGTTTTTATCATTGTGGATGAGTGGTGGAAGAAGTACGGGTGTAGTCCTACACTCCGGCAGATTGCGGATGTACGTGGAAAAACAGGCATTGGGAATACAAAAGATATTGTGGATAGATTGGTTAAGTTGGGAGTAGTTAAGAGAGTAGCTGGCCGGCGCAGTATTCGTCCTGTGTACATTAACTTTAGGGATATTGAATGACTGATGACTTAGAAAAGCTGTTAGATAAGCTAGATCCGGCTATGTATGAGAAGCTAATTGACGAAGTAAAGACTTATCAAGCAGCCGTTGAGAGAGAAAAAGCTCAGAGTAGCTTTATGGAGTACGTAAGGATGATGTGGCCGGGCTTTGTGCACGGGAGACATCACGCCCTAATGGCGAAGAAATTCGAAGCTATCGCTAAAGGAGAGATGAAGCGGGTAATTATTAACATGCCGCCGAGACATACTAAGTCGGAATTTGCTAGTTACTTACTACCTAGCTGGTTTTTGGGTAAGAACCCCGCCAAGAAAGTAATCCAGTGTTCGAACACGGCTGACTTGGCTGTTGGTTTTGGACGTAAGGTTAGGAACTTGGTGGACTCGGAACAATATGCGAGTGTATTTCCAGGGGTTAAGTTGCGTCAGGACAGTAAAGCTGCTGGCCGGTGGGCTACGAATAAGAATGGAGAGTACTTCGCTATTGGTGTAGGTGGTACTGTGACGGGTAAGGGTGCCGATTTGTTGATCATTGACGATCCGCACTCGGAGCAGGAGGCGGCTGCGGCGTCTGGTAATCCTGAGATTTACCAGAAAGTGTATGAGTGGTACACCTCAGGGCCTCGTCAGCGACTCCAACCAGGTGGAGCTATTGTGATTGTGATGACTCGCTGGGGAGAAGCCGACTTAACGGGCCGAGTATTGCAGGATGCGCTTAAAAGGGAGAAGGGTGAGGAGTGGGAGCTGATTGAGTTACCAGCGATCATGCCCAGTGGTAACCCGTTGTGGCCGGAATTCTGGTCTATTGACGAATTAGAAGCCCTGAAGGAAGAATTACCAGTATCCAAGTGGAATGCTCAGTACCAGCAGAAGCCGACTGGCGAAGAAGGCGCTTTAGTTAAGAGAGAATGGTGGAAGATTTGGGAGAGAGAAAGGCCGCCTAATTGTGAATACGTAATTCAGAGCTGGGATACGGCTTTTACCAAGTCAGAGCGGAGTGACTATTCGGCTTGTACTGTGTGGGGCGTGTTTCATATGGACGAAGATCCTAAAAATGTGAACGTTATCTTGCTGGAAGCGTACCAAGAGAGGCTAGAGTTTCCGGAACTCAAGGAAAAAGCTTTTGAGATGTACAACATTTGGGAGCCGGACACTTGTATCATTGAGGCTAAGGCTGCTGGCTCTCCGCTGATCTTTGAAATGAGAAGAATGGGCGTACCTGTGCAGGAATACACGCCGGTTCGTGGAAATGATAAGTTTGTTCGTATAAACTCCGTGACGGATCTCTTTAGGTCGGGTAAAGTATGGGCTCCGGATACTCGGTGGGCGCATGAATTGATTGAGCAGATGGCGGCTTTCCCTAATGCGGCTCACGATGACTTGGTAGACTCAAGCACACAGGCTTTAATTCGTTTTAGACAGGGCGGTTTTTTGAGGCTAAACACTGATGAAGAAGAAGAGCAGGTTTACCGCCGAAAAGTTGCATATTATTGAGGGCTGAAATGGAATACGATCCGCTTTTTAAATTGCCTACTGGGGTAGATGACATTGAATCTGTTTTTAAAACGGCTCGCGGGTCTACCTATGCTCACCATGGAGATAGAACAACTACGGGAAATAGGGAGCCGTCTAACCAAAAAGGCACTGGGGCCAAAATTCAAAACCGTTCTGGAAAAACCATCTACATGGATCCAAAACACGTTAATCAAGTGGCGGGGCTTTTTCAAAATACAGAAATGGCTACGAAATTTGTGCCAATTCTTGAAAACGGAAAAGAAACTGGAAAAGTTGCCTTGCAATTAACGGAAGATTACGGTCCTAAAAAAGCCGGTACTACATTAGTGCAAGTACCATATACAACCAAACCCGCAGTTGGATTAAACCCTGTGGAAATTTGGGGCAGTCAAAGCCCTGTAGGATCTAGCGGAGGCAACATCCATTTTGGCAATGCTATTACAGAGGTTCACCCTAAGCCGTCTAGACTTGGCGGAAAACTTGGAGCGGCTGCCGCTTTGCTAGGTGGGACTGGTGCCGCAAATGCCGGCGAATATCGTAAAGCAGCTGGTGATGTGGCGGAGGCGCTTTTGCCTATAGGTCTTACGCCAACTGAACTTATGTCTAACGAAATGAGTGAGTTAGCGGCGCGCAGAAAGATGGCTCCCACAATTGATAAACAAAAAGGTGGCTCTATACAGATGCCCGACAGTTACACTACTGGTAGCTGGAAACTTATTTAAGGACACATATGGCTATTGATAAGGCACTGTACCAAGCACCACAAGGATTAGATGCCTTGGCGGAACTTCCAAAAATTGAAATTGAGATGGAACCCGAGATTGAAATCACTGAGCTAGAGATTGCTATTGGCCCAGAGAAATTAGAAGGCGGCGATGAGTTTGACTCTAACTTGGCTGAGTTCTTAGATGAGGGCGCGCTTGAAGAGCTTGCCAGTGAGTTGACCAGTGACTTTGATGATGACATTGGCAGCCGAAAAGACTGGATGCAGACCTATGTAGATGGTCTTGAGCTTTTGGGCATGAAGATCGAAGAACGTACCGAGCCTTGGGAAGGTGCATGCGGTGTGTATCACCCGCTTCTGTCCGAGGCTCTGGTTAAGTTCCAAGCCGAAACCATGATGAGTAGCTTTCCAGCCGCTGGGCCGGTAAAGACTCAGATCATTGGTAAAGAAACACCGGAGAAAAAAGCTTCTGCTGTCCGTGTTCAAGAGGATATGAACTATCAGTTAACCGATGTAATGACTGAATTCCGTCCTGAGCATGAGCGCATGCTGTGGGGCTTGGGTCTGTCTGGTAATGCATTTAAAAAGGTCTATTACGATCCGCACATTGAGCGTCAGATCTCCTTGTTTGTGCCGGCGGAAGACTTGGTGGTTCCTTATGGCGCCAGTAACTTAGAGACGGCTGAGCGTGTTACCCATGTAATGCGTAAGACTGAGAATGAGCTACGCCGCTTACAGGTGGCTGGCTTCTATCGTGATATTGATCTGGGTGAACCAGAGAATGTGCTAGACGAAGTAGAGAAGAAGATTGCGGAAAAGATGGGCTTTAGAGCCACGACTGACAGCCGCTATAAGCTTCTTGAGATGAGTGTAGATTTAGATCTACCTGGTTTTGAGCATGAGGAAGATGGCGAACCTACAGGTATTAAATTACCGTACATTGTTACCATTGAAAAAGGCTCAAACAAAGTTTTGGCCGTGCGCCGCAATTGGAATGAAGATGATGAAACATGCCAAAAACGCCAACACTATGTACATTACGGCTACGTTCCCGGGTTTGGTTTCTACTGTTTTGGCCTCATCCACCTCATTGGGGCTTTTGCTAAGTCAGGCACTTCTCTTATTCGTCAGCTTGTTGATGCTGGTACTTTAAGTAATTTGCCTGGCGGTTTTAAAGCTCGCGGCCTACGTGTAAAAGGTGACGATACGCCTATTTCTCCAGGCGAGTGGAGAGATGTGGATGTACCTAGTGGAACTATCCGCGACAACTTATTGCCACTTCCATACAAAGAACCTAGCCAAACACTAATGGCTTTGCTGGGTCAGATTGTGAACGAGGGACGCCGTTTTGCTAATACGGCAGATCTTCAGATTAGTGATATGTCGGCCAATGCCCCGGTGGGTACAACGCTGGCCATTCTTGAGCGCACGTTAAAAGTAATGAGTGCCGTTCAGGCGCGCGTTCACTATGCAATGAAGCAAGAGTTAAAGCTCTTGAAAGATATTATTGCAGCGTATACGCCTGAAGAATACGAATATCAGCCTACCGAGGGTTCACGTAGAGCTAAGCGTAGTGACTACGATGATGTGTATGTTATTCCGGTCAGCGATCCTAATGCGTCTACCATGGCGCAGAAGATTGTGCAGTACCAAGCTGTAATGCAGCTGGCTCAGCAGTCACCCCAGCTTTACAACATGCCTTTATTACATCGTCAGATGTTGGATGTTTTGGGTATTAAAGAAGCAGCCAAACTTGTTCCAATGGAAGAAGACCAGAAACCTACAGATCCTGTGTCGGAAAACCAGAACGTGTTGATGATGAAGCCGGTCAAAGCATTTATGTACCAAGACCACCAAGCTCACATTATGGTTCATATGTCAGCCTTGCAAGATCCTAAGATTTCTTCTCTTTTGCAGAATAATCCCATGGCTAAACAATTGCAGTCTGCAATGATGGCGCACATTAATGAGCATTTAGGTTTTGAGTACCGCAAGCAGATTGAGTTGCAGTTGGGTATGAGTTTGCCGCCTCAAAAAGATGAGTCCGGAGAAGATATTAATATGGATCCGGATGTTGAGGCGCGTTTGGCACCTTTGTTGGCACAAGCTTCACAGCGCCTGCTTGCAAGAAACCAGCAAGAGCAAGCTCAACAGCAAGCCCAGCAGCAGGCTCAAGATCCAATGGTTCAGTTGCAACAACAAGAGTTGCAGATCAAGATGGCCGAGCAACAACGCAAAGTTGCAAAAGACGCTACAGATGCTCAACTCAAACAAGAGCAGTTAACCATTGAGGCTCAGCGTCAGCAGATTGAAGCTGCAAGGGCTATGGCTCAAATGGAAAACACTAAACAGTCGCACTTACTTGATAAGAGTGTTGAGGTCTTGACTTACCTGTCAAATACTCACCAAAGCAAATCAAGCCAAGAGCGCGGCATGGAACGTCAGACTACCCAACAAACTAAGGAAGAATGATGGACGTAATTGAAGTACTGGTGAAGCAATCTGACGAAAAGGTTGCTCAACTTAGAGACTACTTATCGGAAGGTAGGGCTGAGTCTTTTGAGGAGTACAAAAAACTCTGCGGTGAGATTAAGGGTCTGCTCACTGTTCGAGGATATGCACTAGACCTGCAACAAACCATGGAGAAAATGGATGACTAGTTCCATCCTGTTGGCTACAGACGCCAGCAACCCGCAAGTAGTCGGGTCTTATAACTTTGCTTCAACCGCAGAGGAAAAAGGCAAACTATTACCTAAGCCATCTGGCTATCGAATTCTTTGTGCCATCCCAGAGGCGGAGAAAGAGTTTGAAGATAGTGAGATTGGTTTAATTAAAGCAGACGAAACCATGCGCAATGAGGAGACACTCACAACTGTCTTATTTGTTGTTGATATGGGCCCAGACTGTTACAAAGACCCTGCACGCTTTCCAAATGGCGCGTATTGTCAAAAAGGCGATTTCGTTCTTGTGCGTCCTCATGCGGGTACCCGCTTGGTGATTCATGGTCGAGAGTTTCGTATCATTAATGATGACTCCGTAGAGGGTACTGTTGATGATCCCCGTGGTATTAAACGCAAATAAAGGAGTACAAAATGCCTGAATTTGAAAAAGAAGAATTTACGTTTCCAGACGAAGCGGCAGAAAAAAACAAACCCGAGGCAAAAGAGCCTGAGTTTGAGATTGAAATAGAAGACGATACGCCGGCTCAAGACCGTGGCCGTCAGCCTATGCCAAAGCCTTTGGTTGATGAGCTGGAAAAAGATGAGCTTGATAAGTATGACGATGAGGTCAAAACTAAACTCAAGCAAATGCGTAAGGTCTGGCATGACGAACGCCGTGAGAAAGAATTGGCATTACGTGAGCAAAATGAAGCTATAAATGTAGCCCAGCGTTTATTAGAAGAAAACAAACGCATTAAAAATATTCTTTCTAGTGGTGAAAAAGAATACGTTGCAACTGTACAGAATGCCGCCAACATGGAGTTGGAAATGGCCAAGCGCGCATATCGCGAGGCATATGATTCCGGCGATTCTGACAAGATGATTGAGGCTCAACAAGCCTTGCAGATTGTTAATTACAAGTTAATGCAGATTAAAAACTTTAAGCTACCCCCTTTACAAGAAGAGGAATTTGAAGTACAACCGCGTCAAGAGCAACAACAAACCGTTCCTAAGCCCGACAACAAGGCTGAAAATTGGCAGACCCGTAACAAATGGTTCGGCCAAAACAAGGGAATGACGGCTTATGCTTTAGGTGTTCACGAAGATCTAAAGGATTCTGGCGTTACAGTTGGCTCGGATGAGTATTATTCGGAATTGGACAAAACAATCCGTAAAAGATTTCCAGAGGTTTTCCAAAAGAAATCAAATGAATCAACGGCTAAAACTGAGCCTGCTAGAGCAAAACCTAGCACAGTAGTAGCCCCGGTAGCCCGCAGCACAGCCCCCAAAAAGGTCATGCTTAAGCAGAGCCAGTTGAATACGATTAAAAAATTAGGAATCACTCCCGAACAATACGTGAGAGAGTTTCTGAAAGTGGAGGCCCAAAATGGCTGAAAAAAGACTTACAAGAGAGTTTGAAACACGCGATGTAGAAGAGCGTCCAAAGCAGTGGGCGCTCCCTGAAATATTACCTGAGCCAGACAAACAGGCTGGGTATAACTATCGCTGGGTTCGTGTCTCAACGTTAAACAATGCTGATCCCCGTAACTTATCGGCCAAACTCCGAGAAGGTTGGGAACCCGTTGCACTTGAGGAACAACCCAAATTTAAACTGTTAGCTGATCCCAATAGCCGCTACCGCGACAACATTGAGATCGGTGGATTGTTGCTTTGCAAAACACCTACTGACTTTGTTAGCCAGCGTACACAACACTTCGCTAATCAAACACAAGCTCAGACAGATGCCGTAGACAACAGTTTCATGCGTCAAAGCGATGCGCGGATGCCACTCTTCCAAGAGCGTAAATCCTCAAGTAGCTTTGGCAAAGGTACTTAAATTTTTATAGGAGTCTTCCATGGCTTATCCTGTGGTATCAAGCCCTTACGGGCTAAAGCCGATCAACTTGATCGGTGGTCAAGTATTTGCGGGTTCTACTCGTGAATACGCAATCATCAACAACTACGCTACGAACATCTTCTATGGTGACCTCGTGGGCTTGGTTCGCGGTAATTTAGAGCGTCTTTCTGTAAGTACTGGTACGTTGGGTACGGTTGTCGGTGTCTTTTTGGGATGCTCGTATACCAACCCTCTGACCAAACAGAAGACGTTTTCTCAGTATTACCCAGCAAATACTGCTGCGGGCGACATCGTTGGTATCGTTTGTGACGATCCTGACACTGTGTTCTCTGCTGTTGTTTGCTCGGCTACTACTGTTGTTGCTTCTGGTGCTCGTGCAATGGTCGGCCAAAACGTGGCCATGATCAACAACAACGGTAACACTGCAACTGGTAATTCAAAGAACGCAGTTCTAGCTCCAACCGATACGCCTGCAACGACAGATGCTCTGCCTTTGCGTGTGTTGGGTTTGAATCCAGATACTGAAGTCTCTCTTGGTCAAGCCACATTCACAAGCATTGCTTCTGCCACTATCACTTGTAGCGCAATTCCTTTTGCGTTACCTGTTGGTACTGATGTAGGCTCATTGGACTCTAACGGCAATTACATTGCTTCAGGTTCCTTTGTAGATACAGCAGCAGCGGCTGGTGCAACGACTGTGATTTTGAATCAAGCCCCCATCACCGCGTTTGTTGCAAGCTCAACGTTGGTCTTTAATCAATTCCCAGAAATTTTGGTGAAATTGAATTTTGGTCAGCACGAGTATTACGCAGCAACTGCTACAGCATAAGGAGCTAGATCATGGCTATTTCACGCGCACAACTACTTAAAGAACTTCTCCCCGGACTGAACGCTTTGTTTGGTTTGGAGTACGCAAAATATGGCGAGGAACATAAAGAGATTTATGAAACCGAAACCTCTGAGCGTTCTTTTGAAGAAGAAACGAAACTGTCTGGTTTCTCTGCTGCCCCCGTTAAAAACGAGGGTTCTGCCATTGCTTATGACAATGCACAGGAAGCATGGACTGCCCGATACAACCACGAAACCATCGCTTTGGGTTTCTCGCTGACCGAAGAGGCCATCGAAGATAACTTGTACGACAGCTTGTCTGCTCGTTACACCAAAGCTTTGGCCCGTGCTATGGCTTACACCAAGCAGGTTAAAGCTGCATCCGTTTTGAATAACGGTTTTAGCGCGGCCTATCCTGGTGGTGACGGTGTTGCTTTGTTCTCTAGCGCTCACCCCTTGGTGTCTGGCGGTACTAACAGTAACGTTCCATCTACCCCTGCTGACTTGAATGAAACATCGTTGGAAAACGCTGTTATTCAGATTAGCTTGTGGACAGATGAGCGTGGCCTGTTGATTGCTGCTAAGCCTAACAAGCTGGTGGTTCCACCTGCATTACAGTTCACGGCAACTCGCTTGCTTGAGACTGAATTGCGTGTGTCTACTGCTGACAACGATATCAACGCATTGAAGAATAATGGATCTATCCCTGGTGGATTCTGCATTAACCACTTCTTGACCGATACTAACGCTTGGTTCCTGACCACAGACGTTCCTAACGGCATGAAGCACTTTGTGCGTACTCCTTTGTCACAGTCTATGGACGGTGACTTTGATACTGGTAACGTCCGTTACAAGTCTCGTGAGCGTTACAGCTTTGGCTGGAGCGATCCATTGGGCATGTTCGGTTCTGCCGGCGCTTAATATTTCTTAGGAAATATTTGAATAAGGGGGCTTGTGCCCCCTTTTCTTTTGTTGTATATTGCTTTCAACCCGGGGTTATCC